TAAGGTCTTGTCCGCCATAGTTTGTGCCAAGAGTTAGAGCAGTAAATCCACGCCAACCAGCAACGGTAGCCCCAGCTGGAATATCAAATGTCAAGTCAGCACTTGGGCGCATGATTCCGCCCGATGATGCTGCCCACGTAACTGCTTTACGGGCATAGGCAGGGGTTCCACCAGAGATTTCGGTACCATTAACAATAACGAGACCAATGTGAGTGATTTGGGTTCCACCATAAGTCAGGAGAAGATTTCTAAATGTTTCGGTCATCATATATTTATACCTCTTTCTTTTTTATACTCTTCGATTAATTGTTGGTCATTCTTTGTTGGGTGTAGAGGGCATCTAACTAGTGTTGCGTCGTCACACGTGCCATTCATTAAGGCTAATGTGCATTCTTGCCTTGAACAATACGGGCAGGGCCAACTGGGTTTTACCCATACCATCTGCGGCGTCGACCACTATCCATATGCGTAAAGGTTTTATACCTACCGAGGCCGCCCGGATGTGTTAAAGTAAGAAACATATAGACAGCCAATGGTCGTATTCCCTCAAAGTAGAAATCGGTCGCATAACCAGTAACATGTAGACTAGTGGGTTTGCTGTTTTTAAGACTATTATAAGCTTCGGGCCTATATCCCGAATTAATATGCATGCTCAATTTATACTTATCTCGTAATGCTTGTAAGTATTTAACATTAGTTAAACAAATCAGGATCTTATCAGACCCATCTTTACAGGCAAACTCCCGAACTCTAAAATTCGGACAGTCATCGCGGACAAGTTTATCACCATCTCTTACAAGGGAGAATTCTTTGACTGAATGTAATGCTGGCCACGTATTACTACCAACAATGCCATCAACCAAGAGTTTATTATCCTTTTGAAATGCTTTTATGGCAGATATTGTAGCTGTGTCCATAACTCCTGTAAGAGCAACACGGTAGTCTCGATTCTTTAGAATTCTTTGTACATCTACAATCTGTTCGGTTGTTAACATGAGCATTCATCCTTTCGTTTGATATTGGGATTTTCGTGATTGATTTAAAGCGGTTCTATTAGCCAGCATCTCTTTTTGACTTTGTTTCTTTTGGGGCTGGTTCTTAATATTACAAACACGTATTAGTGTAAGTAATCGATTAAGATGCCACTTTTGACATTCGAATGGGATGCTGTGCGATACCATCCAATAATATATAAGCTCCGAAGTAATTATTTCTCGACCCTTAGAGGTAGTCTTATTGTCATTAAACCATGTAGCAGTCATTGGAGCGTTTATGTATGCATCAATAGCATCAAAAGTTGACTGGGGGAGATATAAAAGTGTCTCTGGTTTAACGTTTTGAGCAATGGTCATACATCTAATATAGTCAACCATTTCTTCATGCGTCTTAGGGGTTTGACTTAGGAAAGGTTTACACCACTTTGACTCCCATTTTGAAAGAGAGACAAGGGAATGCTCAACTTGTAGAGACTCTTTTGTGTATACTACAAACGATGAGGAGTCCTCATCAAAAAATTCACGTGTTGGTATCTCCAGTTGTAACATTCTCTTGTCATCTCCTTACGGGATTATTTCTGTTGAGGAACTATGCCGTTTACAAAAGCTGTCGCATTCTCGGTGTTTGTAGCAAGTTCCATAAACAGTTCGCTATAGGCTTCGGTTTGCGAGAAGGCGTCGGCAAGGTCTTTAGATTTGATAAACCGTTTACCGTCTGGCGACTTTTCGCCATAAGATTTCAGAATTAATTCTTTAAATCTTTCCACAATCTTGGCACTATCTTGCTCTGCAACAATTTTGTTGAGCATCTTGACCATGCCGCCAGTTACGCCCATTTCCATCTCAAGAACTTCTGCTTTCGATAGATTGAAGTAGAAATCCTCAGTACGTTCTAGCCCATCGAAGTCGGTGTATTTAATAGTCTTTTTAAGCATTGGTTATTCTCCTTTCAATTTTGAAGAAGGAGCTCCCGTATTTCAGAGAGCCCCATCAATTTAATTAGGCAACGGTTTCAAAGTTCTTAACAACTGCAGCCAAAGACTGATTGTAGATGTCGACTACGCCACCAACGGTAACGATGTAGACAGTACTGTTGGTAAGATTTGCGGTCGGATTGAAGGTAAGGATCTTGTGGGCAACGTCCCAGGTCTTAGCACCAGCAACGATTGAGCCGAGTTCATCACTAACAATGATCGCTTCAGAAGCAATAGCATTGTTAAATGTGATAACAATGTTTGCATCAATGGCTGCATTGGAGGAATCATCAGCAGGAACGATTGTGGAAAGAGCCAATGCACTAGGTGCAGCTTCTGCAAAGATAGCAGCAACCTCGTCAGGCAGTGGCAAGTAGCCATTTGCACCAACCGTGCCATATAGAATATCTTCTAGGACGGCAAGTTTAAGCGCATCAACTTTGGTCGAATCAACAACCAATGAGGCTGTGGGTTTGAACCCAGTAACAGCGACAGGGGTGGTTGAGACTTCCCAAGAGAAAGTAATAGCTTCTGGTGAATCATTGATAGTTGCAAAGGCCTTCTCAGAAGGAGCAGCAATAGCGCCATAAATAAGATGGAGTTTATAACCATAATCATTTGCATCTACGTCATTGCCAACAGTTGTTTTGTAGCTTAGACCGAATGCAGAACGACGCTGTTGACCGATAACCACACCAGCAGAAAGCGTGCCTGAGCCATCGCAATCAGCGAATTCATCAGGATATGTGTAGGCTTCGATCGTTGCGCCGAATTCTTCAGCAGAAATAAGGTTAAGGTATTTGGTATCATCGGCATAAATTGGATTGGCTTCAGCACCACTGGGGCTTTCGGTAATAGCCGTAAGACCATTCCAAGCAACACCCAAAGGGTAAGCACCGGCGACCTGTTTGTACAAAACGCCATTCTTTACGCCAGTCTCATACAAGCGTGAACCAGTAACATCCCAAGTAAGTTTTGTCATTTAAGAATCCTCCTTAATAATAGATATTAAATGTTGTGTGGTATAGATTATTGGCTACAAAGTGTCTGTCAAAAGTACACATTGATAGCTCAAGAAGTCTTTCCGGTATGTAACTATCCGGATTTGGATCTATGACTGTAATCACATATCCATTTGTGTGATTGTATACTTTGTTGTCGGCCATCCTAGTGTCAATTTTGTTCTTCTGATACACAATACAAGGGTATTGCATCTTGACACTCTCTGGCGGTTGAAAGTATACCCTGTCCAATTCAAGAATTGCTTCAAGAATGACATGCAGGTCGAGTCTATCGCTCATCTATTGATCCCTCATCATCTATAGTGGGGTTGGCCCATTATAGACATCGCCTATCGATAGGAGAAGACGGGGCCTTTGTATTTCCACCGAAGCGACTTTCCAAAGAACCCCCATCCACTTTACATATCGAATGAACTGAAAATTAGACGTAGCAAACGGATCGGCTAGAATACTGAGTCGATTATCTATTACTAGATTATCGTTTAGGTTTTCGCCAGACCGAATCCGAGCTTGATTCTTAATTACATCGCCGGCATAATTATACTCGACAATGGTTTCAGTCCATACCCCAGGCGAAGTTTCGACCGTTTTAGAATACCCTATTGGGCCATAAAACTTAGCCATAAACTACCCCCATTTTGAATTTATCTATTAGATAACTTCAGCAGGAAGTTTTTCAATGACGAGTGCAGACTTATACATTGTCAATGCGCCAGAGGCACGGGTTTCGATCAGGTATTTGTATTGGTTGTAGTCGATGTCAAAGTCATCGAACATAGCAACCTGGCCACCCTTATCGGCGCCAACGGTATAATCTTTAAGATTAACAACGATGCCGAGAATGCTAAATTCGTCGTCGCCAGAAACACGAACTGCGGTGTTCATGGATTCAACTTCAACAATTTTGCTAACGCGAAGTACAGAAGCAAGTTCTTCAACTGTTTTGTACAGGCGATGGCCGAACTGATCTTTCAGAAGCAGCATTTCAGTAAGGAGATCAGTGCCAACATAGAAAGACGGAACACCCGAACCCTTATAATTTTTACGTGCACGGATGACATCATCAATGATGGTATCAACAGCAGCAGTGTTTGCAACTTGGACACGATGAATGAAGACAGATGCGTCATCCATTGCAATCGGACGGATGTTTTGTTCATTGATCTTGTCTTCGTGAGCAATACCACGGCCATCGCCGATAAGGATTGCACGAGCAAGTTCTTCATTCAACATTGTACGCATTTCGGACTTAAGCCAAACCACAACATCAAAGTCAGTGATATCAACCATGTCATCACGGTCAAGTTTCTGCTTTTTGTAGATGGTCGTAGGAGTTGTCGAACGCTTCATCAGCGTAATAACTTCTTCTTTCTTAAGTGAGCCGGTAACATAACCTTTAGCACGAGCTTCATCAGCTGTGATGTCGGCGAAACGGGTACGAATACGGGCAAACGGAGTCTTATTGACGCCAGAAAGAACGGTATCAACCCATGTCATATCACGGCTGATAGTTGCGGGAGCGCCGCCGTTTACATCTTTTGCTTCTGGGAATAAATCGCCGATCGGATCAAATCCATAATCAGTGGCATGAGCGATAAAGCTTTCTTTAAGAGAGCCATAACGTTTTGCGTCTGAAACAATCTGGGTTAGTTGATCGTGGGAGAGAACCTGTGAGGAAGTTGCGGGATCGGTTGTCTGGTCAAAAACATTTTTCTTCATAATAGAATCTCCTTCGTTTTCTTCATTTGAATGTTTTGCGATAGCTGGTTCTGGTGTTTTTGGTGCTGAGGCTTTAGGGTCGATTTCCATAGCAGCGCCAATTAGGTAATATACCATTTGTCTCTGTTCTTCGGTGAAAGACTTAAATACATCAGCAACGGTTTTTCCATCTGGAATTTTTGGATCCGACGTTTCATCTGCATGTTCAAGGTCTTCGGTTGTCTCTTCAGAGTGTTCTACTTCAGCAGTAGGCGCCATTGCTTCGGCCAACATAGCATAAACAACAGTTTTTTGCTCTTCATTGAACGTTTCAAATACATCAGCAATGGTCTTTTCACTAGAATCTTCTTCCGAAGCATCGCCCTCGGCATGAGCAAGACTCATACCAGTATAGATTATTGCTTCTGATTCGTCCTCATTCCATGTGCCATCACCATGAGCAAAGGAAATATTATCGATCACTGCTCCAGAATTCGCTCCGGATAGAACCAGACTAACTTCTCGAATTGCCCCGTGTATGACCTTCTTAGACTGTTCTTTTAGTTGATTGGCATAGATAGATAGAGATGAAATATCGCCATGGGCGACAAGTTCTTTTGCCTGTTGTCCGGAATCGGTCTCATTAAATTTACCATAGCAATAAACTCCATCAGAACGATTCTCGAGAACCGCATGGCCCAAAATATTACTTGGATCATTATGCATATGTTGCCAAACTAATGGAACAGTTATGCCATCTTGATGTTTAAATGCATCTGGAAGAATAGTTCTACCATCCGTGCATAACAAACCACTTTTAGTAGCATAACCACTAAAATCATAGATTGTTTTACCCATTTTAGTCTTCTCCTTTATAGATTACTTACTTCTTAACTTTGTCATATTCTTTCTGGTACACTTGTTCATAATCTGTTTTGATTTTCTCCTTTACAGCCTTAAATGCTTCACGTGCCACTCCAATTTTAGATTTAAGATCGGAGCTTATAGCTTCTCGATCCTTGGCTAATTTATCAACCTTTTGAGAACCTTCTTGTAACCCGGCCTGTTTAGAACTTGCTGATGTTTGAATTTTAGAAATCATATCAGCTCGCTTTTCAGGGCTTAGATTATCGGGAAGATTGTCAATCTTTAACTGGGTCCTATCAGAAAGTCTTTCTAAGTCCGAAGTGACATTCTTAGAAAGTAGGGCACTAAGTTTTTGCAGTTTATCAGAGAGTTGTTTGCGTTTAGCTTGGGCATTGGCTCTTAGAGCTTCAATTTGTTGTTTATTAACATCGCGCTCTGAAGTCAGTTTACCCTTCTTCTCTTCTGAAATATTCTGCTTAACGACTGCCCATTTGCTTTTCTGGGAATCACTCATACCCTTAAGACTTCGCTTTGGTTTGAGCTCTCTATTTTTTAAATAGTAATCATGGGCTTTTGTAGCATCATAATACTCTGAGGCATAGTGTGCCAAAAATTCATCAACCCTGCTCATCGGTTATACCACCAAGTAATTTATCAATATCGGCATTAAGCCCATCTAATAATTCATTCATGATGACATCTCTTTCATCAGGTTCTCCAGTATTTGGTTGGGTTTGGGTTGGGGCCTCCACTGGGGCTGCAACTGGCGCAGGAGAACTTATGTTCTTATTCTTAAGCGCATCGGCTGCCGGATCACTGGCTGGTTTATAGCCAATAATTGCACGTACTTCGTTAGACGATAGTATCTCATTCCTTGTAAACTTGTCTGCAATATCTGCCAATTGAGTTGCTGGAACAAGGCTAAATGCATCCTTGAAATACATTATCGATTGTTTTTGTGTCCTGGCGGTCTTGCTAAGATACTTGCGTTTAAATTCGTCAATAATAGATGTAATAATTGGTATTACTGTTCTATTATTATAATTTAACATTGCTGCCTCATCGGCAGTACCGTTAAACACGGCCTCAGTTAGCCCTAATTGGCTATACAACACTGTTGTCAGATATGTAATCTGTGCCATTAGGTTGTTCTCAGCCGGACGATTTAATTGGGTTATTCGTTCAGTACCATCAGTATAGGCAATACCATACTTTGACCCTGAGAGTTGAACCTCAATGTCCTTACGTCGATCCTCGGCTTGCTGTCTGCGAGCTTCTGTCTTTATGACATACGGCAACTGAATGATTAGATCAAGTTTACCAGCACCACTCTGTTCATCAATGGCATCTAGAATAGACAATTTTTGAATTAGTCTTTTTAGTGTACCATTTGGCTCATTCATGACTGCATAGAGTGGATTCTCGATGATAGCAACCGAAGATTTAGGAAGAATTAATTCTTCCTGTCTACCGGTGTTCTCATTATAAATTTTGACCTTAATGTGCTTTGGAAACCACTCTAAAATTCTGGCGGTTCTCAAAGTTGAAACGTCAAAGGCTCCGGATATAGTTGGGTCGCTTGTAGTATCAACTGGTACTACGGCGACAACACCCTCATCAAACATTGACATCACTATGTCTTGCAGTAATGCTCGATTTGTTTGATCCGTATTAGCTTCTTGTGTTAGGACGTAGTTTAGGTTGGAATCAATCTCCTCTGCGAACCTCCCATTTTGATCTAGACGCACATGTTGCATGTTAACTGCTGCCACGTCTAAAGCTATACGGTTATACACGGAGACGATGATAGATCGCTCACTTGTTACTCGCATACGGACTCGATCTTGGCGTGTGTAGGAGCTATTGCCTAGATCCGGGCGATTGAAAGTTGGCGTTGGATCGCGGCTTTTAAACGCGTTCCATGCATGTTTAAGTCGGCCACTTAGTGAGTTGGGCATTTACATGGATCTCCTTTACACTTTCAAATAAAAGTTAATTAATAGGCAGCACCAAGCGCAATACGACGCCAATTAGACTGCACTACGGTGTTACCAGCTAGGCAGATGTATAAGTAGGTAGCATCTGCTAAGATTTTGCCTCCAACTGCAACTGTAGCGTCAACCCCGCCAGTAAATTCTACTCCAATAAATGCACCATTAGCCATTGTTGTGACTACAGCGATATCATTACTGATAACCCCAGGTGCGGTTAATATGACCGTATTGTCAGCGCCATCAGCAGCTGAAACATTCTGAGTATCAAATGCCGTTACGGCAGCAACTAGTTTTGTGACTGCATCAGCAGCCAAACAATCATCACCAGTCAACAGAGTAACAGCGGCGAAGATATTGGTTACTGCAGTAAAGGTTTCGGTTGTTGGGATTGAATTTCCAACAGTTCCGCCAACCAATGCGGTTAGAGTACAATCATTTACGAGGAATTCACTAGCGGTTACTTCATCGCTCGGGTTGTTGAACCCGTCAGTTCCGTTAATTGCCGCAACAATGGCTAATTTGGCACTGGCTAGATCGGTTCCAATAGAAACTTCACCTTCAGCATTAGCCGTTCCAACTGGCACGAAAGTATAGATCTTTGTACCAATCCACATGGTATTACCAGCCGTTGGTTGGGTGTCAATTGTCAATGTTCCGACAGCTTTAACAGTGTTTGCTGCAATATCGACAGGTATATTACCAACAGTCGTTACGGTTTTAGCAGCATCGGCTACAAATTCATAAATATCGGAGCCAATCGTAACAGTCTCACCATCTTTAACAACGCCAGAAATGGTTAAGGTTTCGGTTGCTAATGCCGCATTAACAGGGGTCCCGGAAGCAATTGATGCGCCGATAATAGTCGTAAGGACGTCGCCAAGTTTGACATCTACGTCTCTTTGTTGGGAAATCTGATTAAGGGTTTTAAGTTCTTCTGCGGTTAATGAATTCATTATGTTTCTCCTTAGTTTTTATTATTGTTTATTCGTCGTCACTAGAAAATATTGCATCAATCACCTTCTTCATCCGTGCCAAAAACCTTCTTTTTTAACAGGTTTAACAGGTTTAGCAGCGGGTTTTGCAGCAGGTTTAGCGGCGGCAGATTTAGTTAATATGGGCGCTTTTTTAGGTCCACTAGATGATTTTGACGATCCAGCTGGCGAATGGTTGGATGTGTTAGTAACTCCCCAATGCATACCCATAACGCCAACATGGGTTAATAATTTTGACATTACTCAAATGCCTCCTTGTTTAGTTTATAGGCGATCCAGGCATCCATTAGTGCTGAGACACTATCGATCTTTTGATCGTATCGCTTCTTAAGAAGCTTCCTATTTCCATTTGTATCCTCTAATGTTATGGCATTACCCATAGCAAAGGACATTAAGTCCTGATCGAACATGAGCATTCGCTCACCAGATAAGGTCTTAAGTTCGCCTAATGGGACGGATTCGGTCTTAACACCTTGAATAATCTTGACAATCCCAAATGCCCCATTCTCTGCTTCCCATCTGGTAACAAATTCTTTGGCGTTATATGGGTCAAATCCAAAACAATTTACATCGTACTGACTGTCAATTATAAACTTATCTAGGTCGTCATAAACGTCCATCATGTCTAAAACCGTGCAATCAAGAACCATTAATGATCCTTCTTCAATGAATTGATCGTATTTGATGCGCATTGCACCTGGCAATTTCATAAGGGTTAGTGCCGAAATGTAACAACGAGTCTTTATTCCGAAGTTACCTTTTGGTAGTGGGAATAAGAATGTGAATGCACAGAAGTCATCACCCTGAGATAAATCGGCGCCCAACGAACACGGCATAGACCAGAACTCTCTTTTCCTATGAGGTATTGTCTCTTCATAGGTAAAGAAATAGGTGTAACCTTCCATTGGGATTCCAAATCTCTTGGCTAGAATATCATTGCGTGTAGCTGGTGCATTCTCAGCACGCTCTACATCTAACTGATAAGCTTCATATGTCACGGTCTTACCGATATTTGGGTTTGCTTTAAGCCACATTGCTGGGTCGTTTACTTCTTTCACATTATCTAGTCGGTAATACCAAATTGATACATGTGGGTTAATATACTCGCCACGCAGGATGTTCATTAGCTCCATCTTAATAGTATCACCAGAGCCGTTACGAACAGTCCCTTCGGAACTAATTGCAATTATTAAGTAGTCATCTAATTTAGATGCCCCTTGTTCAATTGCACCGACGACATCCTCTCGAATATCCCCAGACAGCCATTCATCAACAGTCGAGATCTTAGGTCTTAACCCTTGCAACTTGTCAACCGACATCGGGCGAATCTCAATAATAGAGCCAGTCAAAAAGTTCTCAACACCCCGTTTAGTTGATGCCAGTTTCATTCTGTTTGCTCTTGATCCGGTGGTATTTTGTAATGATCCATCTGTTAGGAACTGAAATAATGGTCCTCGTGAGCGCGTGATAGATGTCCGAATTGGGGATACTACTTCGTCTGCTTGTTTCATTGTAGGGGCAGTTGTAATTTGGTGAGTAGTTGAAGTGTCCACATTTAAAAAATAGTTTTGGATGCATGACGCGTACATGGATTTGGCTGCACCACGACCGACAACTAAGTACTGCTTATTAGTAAGCCGTTTCTTAATCATCTTGCGTACATACTTTCCACCATGCCCGTCAGCATTTGGTTCATAGATACTTCTCTCAACAAAATAATACCAACCAAACACTTGTTCCGCCCAAACTTTAAATGAATCTAGGAGAATCAAATCAGCGCCATCCGTTAGAGTTAACTCATTTTCGCAGAATTCAATAAACCCCTCAACCGAATCATCGTCATAATAAACCCCACGATTTGCGATGAGTCCATCAATTCGATTCATTTCTAAAGAGATTTCATTGCAGACTGGGATATTACCGTTTAGAACATCATCACGGAATTGAGCATAATATCTTGGGGTCGCTGTGTTTGAGAGTCCCATATATTGTTACCTTTTCACCGTGTTATTTAAACTTTGCAGTTTTAACTGCTTTAATAATGTCTTGACCCATTGGGGTTTTACTTAAAGCATAGGCTGAAGCTAATGTTCCAGCAATAGCCGTTGAGGTTTTAACAAAAGCTAAACCCTTTTGATGATCGGCAGATTTTAAATCGCGATAACTTCTTTCAAGATTAAGTCTATTTGTTAAT